ATAGCTGAAAGTGAATTTTATAATATAATTTCAGAGAATAATGTTGATTATATTCTTACGGAGGATTTAGAATTTGTTATTTCAGACACGATAGTAGGAATTGATTATCTACTTTCAGAAGATAACAATTTTTTAGTAACTGAAACAGAGATAATTATTTTATCTTCAAATTTCGTTTCTAACAATATACAAGTATGGTCTCCAGGAAATGTTAAAACTAGAATAAATGGTGATTATTATACTCTTGATCAACTTAGTAATTTTAGAATAAATGAATTGCCTGTGAATGCTAGCATTAATAGTCTTTATAGTAGAACAGTTCCTCTAGCATTTAATGAAGATACACCATTTAAATTTTTAAATGAAAATAGAATTGATAAAATACTTTATGAAAACGATTATCATATTATTTCAGAAAATGATAAATTTACATCCAACATACCTCCACCCGCAGAAATTTACACTATAGATGTTGGATCATAACAAATAAATAATATTAAAATTTGATTTAAAAAGGTAAAATCAATGGCTGCTATTATAACAGAAAAGTTTAGACTTCACAATGCTAAACAATTTTTTGAGAGTTTTAATGAAACAGGTTCTGATGAAACAGATACGCTTAATTCTAGATATTATTTTTTCATCGGTAAATCTAGTCCTTATATTGCCGCAGATAATTATAATGTTGCTGGCGTTAGTGACTCAATTCCTCCTCTCCCAGTAGATGATGTTACGACTGAAAATTATGTTTGGGATGCTATGTTAGCAGCAAAACGTATAAATTCATCTGATATATCATATGTTATTCCTAGAAAAAATTGGACTTCCAGTTCATTTTTTGCAGATATGTATGATAATACTATTCGCCCACAGAGTGCATCTGATCCTACTGGAAATGTGACAAGAAATGGTTATACGTCACTGTGGGAATCTGATTTCTATTTTATTACTTCTAATTTTGGAGTTTATATAGTATTGTATAATGATAAAGGATCTGAGCATTCAGGATCAGAGCCTTCTGCTACAGATACTGGAGAAGAACCTTTTTGGAATGGAAATTATTTATTAAAATACATGTATACTTTGTCTAATCTTGAAGTTGATAGATATTATACTTCTAATTTTATGGCTGTTCCTACAAATAGAACCTCAGTCATTACTAATGGGGACGGAAAAATTCATGTTGTAAATATTACAAATTCTGGTTCAGGTTATACCGGAAGTAATGGTGATGGTCCATATTTCACTCCAATTAAAGGTGATGGTACGGGAGCAATATTAAAATTTTATATTACAGGTGGAACTATTTCTGATTTTGGATCTAATGAATTTGCCGATACAGTTATAATAAATGATACTTCATTAGCTTCGAATTTACAAAATACAGGTTATACATATGGATATGTTGATTTGGTTACACCAGGAAATGTTTATACCTCTTTTGATGCAGCAACTGGATTACAAACACCAGCAACAATTTCAACTAACGGAACAAGTGCAATTATTCGCCCTATAATTACTCCAAAGGGTGGACATGGAAGCGACCTTATTAATGAATTAGGAGCTCATTTTGTAATGTTGAATATTCAATTAAATCAAGCTGAAGGTGATGATTTTACAATTAATAATGATTTTAGACAATTAGGTATTGTTGTCGATCCTTTAGATAAAAATAGTATTGACAGATCATCAGATAACACTAGAAGACAAACCTATGCTATAAATTTTTCTAATGTAACAGGATCTTTTGTTATTGATGAAAAGATTGTTCAATCTACAACAGGCGCAGTTGGTAAGGTTGTAGATTGGGATTCCACCAATAATATTTTATATTATATTCAAGAGAGACATTTAAATCATGGCGTTACTTCATCATATGATTATATTCCATTTAGTGGAAGTAATAATGTTGAAGGGACAGATAGTGGGTCTGTAGGAATAGTGAATACTGGTGCATCACCCACAATAGTTCTTCCAAATAATAATAGTATTATATTTAATGCAGGATATTGTGATCCTGAAATGGAACCAGATTCTGGTAATATTATATATTTAGAAAATCGAAAACCTATTTCTCGAGCTGCTGATCAGACTGAAGATATTAAGATCACTATTGAATTTTAATGATAAATATTTAAAGAAACATTAACGGATTTACCTAATGGCACTGACAAATTTTAACGTAGAACCTTACAATGATGATTTTGATGTTGAAAAAAGATTTTATAAAATTCTTTTTAGACCATCATATGCTGTTCAGGCTAGAGAACTAACTCAGTTACAGAGTATTCTTCAAAATCAAATAAAGAATTTTGGAGAACATATGTTTAAAGATGGTTCCATGGTTATTCCTGGATCCATAAGCATTAATTTAGATTATGAATATGTAAGATTACAGACAAATACTAATTTAGTTTTATCTAATTTAGTAGGAACTACATTATATGGTGTTGAGTCTTATTTGAAAGCGCAGGTTTTAAATTATGCTGAAGCTACTGAGACTGATCCTCCTACAATTTTTGTAAAATATTTAAATACTTCTACAAGATCATTTTTAGATAATGAAACTGCTCCAGAGCAAAAGTATGGAAATAAAGCGAGCAGATTTGTAAGAAACGAACAATTAAAATTTAATGATGCGAATGGTGATGATGCTTGTATTGTTGAACAAGATAATTTAAATGCTTATTTAAGAGTTTCTGGTAAAGGGTCATCAGTTATAATTCAAGAAGGTGTTTATTTTATTAATGGTATTTTTGTTAATAACAGTTATCAAGAATTAATATTAGACAAATATTTTAACACACCATCTTATAAAGTCGGATTTAGCACTGCTTCTAGATTTGTTACAGCATATTCGGATCAATCTTTAAATGATAACGCAACTGGTGTATCTAATACTAATGCTCCAGGGGCTGATAGATTTACTGTCGATTTGACATTAATTAAAAAGGAGTTATCAGATACTGATGATACTGATTTTGTAAAATTGTTAGAGTTGAAAAATGGTATTCAAGAACAAATTGTAAACAAATCTGAATATAATATTTTAGAAGAAACACTTGCTAGAAGAACATATGATGAATCTGGAAATTATGTTGTAAATCAATTTGATTTGGATGTTAGAGAACACAGAAATACAGGATCCAATAGAGGAATTTATATTCCTAATGCTGTTGGAAAATATGAGAACATTTATACCAAAGAAGAATCTAATGCTTTATTGGCATTAGGAATGTCTCCTGGAAAGGCATATGTTTATGGATATGAAGTAGAAAATCCAAACACAAAATATGTCACAATAAGTAAAGCTAGAGAATATGATTATGTTCAATCTTCTGTTACTAACATAGAAATAGGTAATTATTTTGAAGTAAATTCTATAGCTGGTATACCAGATATTACTACTAGTACAACAAATTCGGACGCTTTTTTAGCAGCGGAGTTAAGGGATGTAGTTAATGGGGGTGGTAATGTTATAGGAACAGCAAATATTAGATATATTCAATTTAAAGGTGGAACAACATATAAATTGGGCGTGTTTAATATATCGTTAAATGCTGGTAAAACCATTAGTGATATTCTTAGCATTAGACAACCTGCTTCGACCGCACCATTTGTGTGTAATTTAGTTTCTAGTGAATTATATGAAACACAAAAATCATGCCCCGTTTTCAAACTTCCGCAAAAAGTTGTTAAAACATTAAATACAAACATTAACAATTCATTACCTGATATTCAATATACTGTTCAAAGAACAATTTTTGGTACGGTTACTACTAATAATTCTATAACTTTTACTTTATCAGCAGGAGAAACATTTACTCCTGTAAACACTTCAAACTATCTAGCTCTTAAAAATTTAGCCACCACGCAAGATCTAATTGATGTTAATGATATGTCATTAAATAACAATCAATTAACCATTAATTCAGTAACTAATACCGAAACAATTAAAGTTCAAGCTAATATTACAAAAACAATTTCAACAAATAATTTTAAAACTAAAAATTTACAAAGTGATGTAGAATTACATATATCTGGTCAAGCTAATTGTGAGGCTGCTTCTATTCTTTTGGGGCAATTAGATATTGTTGCATTAAAAGAAGTATATATGTCTGATCAATTTGGAACACCTGTAAATTTGATAACTCCAAATTATACAGTCATAACGGATAGATTTATTTTAGATAATGGACAAAGAGAAGGGTTTTATGATCAAGGTTCTATTATTAGAAAGAATAGCTCAGCATCAGATCATCCAACGGGCGATTTGTTGATAGTATTTGATTACTATCAACACCAAGGAACAGGTGATTTCTTTTGCGTTGATAGTTATTCAGATTATGAAAGTATTCCTGAATTTTCTTCGTCTACTAAAGGGAAGTTATACTTACGAGATTGTATAGATTTTAGACCATCAGTTACGGCAACACCTAATGATTTTAGTAGTTCTACTGTCGAAATGCCATTAAATGGATCACAATTTACTACAGATTTTGAATATTATCTTCCTAGAATAGATTCGATTGGAATTAATTCTAGTGGAAAATTTGTTGTATCGAAAGGAACAGCAACATTAGATCCTCAGAAACCTAATCTTCTTGATAATACAATGGTGTTGTATTATCTTTATTTACCAGCATATACATATAAAACTTCGGATATAAAAATAACTCCAGTTGATAATCGCAGATACACCATGCGAGACATTGGTAAGTTAGAAAAACGAATTAAAAATGTAGAATATTATACACAATTATCTTTACTAGAACAATCTACTCTGAATACACAAATTCAAGATTCTAATGGATTGGATAGATTTAAAAACGGAATTATTGTTGATAATTTCAAGGGACATAATATTGGAGATGTTACTTCTGCAAATTATTATTGTTCTATTGATATGGCTAATGGAGAACTACGTCCAGAGTTTATTCAAAATCTGATTGAACTTTCTGAGAAGAATACAACTGATGTACAAAGAACAAATTCTGGATATCAAAAAACAGGTGAATTGATTACATTGCCATATTCTAATACTGTACTATCACAAAATACATTTGCTACTAAATGGGTAAACTGTAATCCATTTTTGGTTTTTCAATATGTAGGTGAAGTATTCTTAACACCAGATGTTGATGAATGGTTTGATACAAATACATTACCTGACTTAATTGTTAAAAATGACCATCTGTATGATTCTATTTCAAATTTGACAGAAACAGATAACAACCTTGGTACTATTTGGAATAATTGGCAAACAGAATGGAGTGGTGTAAATTATACAACTTCTACTGATACTTTTAGTAGTGATTTAGATGTCAATACAACAATAACAGTTAAAGAAGAAACTCAAACAAGAACAGGAATTTCTAGAGAGTTAGCTGGTGATTCTTTCAGTACTTCAAATTTCGGAGAACGTATTGTAAATACTTCTTATATACCTTTTATTAGATCCAGAACAATCACGTTTACTGGCAAAAGACTAAAACCAAACACAAGAGTTTATGCGTTTTTTGATGAAGTAAATGTTGGATCATTCTGTACTCCTTCTGGAGGACAATTGGGTGGACCATTGGTTACAGATGATAATGGAGAAATTACTGGAACATTTACTATTCCAAATAATAGTTTGATAAAATTTAGAACAGGCGAGAGAGTATTTAGATTAACAAGTTCTATTGTAAACGCTAAAGGAACATCTATTACTGATGATGAAGTAACTACTTTTGCTGATGGAAAATATACAGCAAGAGGAATGATGCAGACAAAACAAAATACGGTACAATCCACTAGAGTTCCTGTTATTAGAACGCAAACAGTTACAGATACAAATATAATAAGAACAATTGACAATGTTAGTGTGAATGCTAGTGCTCAAGAAATTCTTAATAATATAACAAATTTACAAGAAACTACTGAAGCTAATGCTTCTAACATCTCAAATTTGACGGAAGAACTTAATAACAGTAACGCATTAATTAATGCTAATGCAGCCAATATTGTTGCAAATACTGTAAATATCGAAACATTAGATGAACAAGTTCAACAACAAATATCTGAATTAACTAGGTATATACAAGAAGTACAACAATTAACACAAGCTGATATTAATTCCATAAATCAAGAAATTGCAAACATGGAAGCTAATAATGATGCAATGTTTGCTGGTCTTGGAAACACAATACAACAAATTCAAGAAAGTATTAGAAATATTATAGAAAATCCAGGAGAATTGTTGGGTCTTTCTCAATGGCAAATGAATAGATTACGAGGATTTTTTGCAAGAGTTGATCCATTAGCTCAAACATTTTTTAATAATTCTTCTGGCGGTTGTTTTGTCACAAAAGTAGATTTATATTTCAAATCTAAAGATTCTAATATTCCTATTAAAGTATATCTGACACCAACTAATGCTGGAAGACCAACTGATGTAATTATTCCGTTCAGCGAAGTTATTGTTAATTCTTCTCAGGTAAATGTTTCAGATGATGCTTCAGCTGTCACTACTGTTACATTTCCAAGTCCTGTCTATTTAGAACAAAATAAAGAATATGCTATAGTTTTAAAACCTAATAGTCAAAAATATGAAGCATTTGTTTCTAGATTAGGGCAAAATGAAATAGGAACAACTAGAAGAGTAACTACCCAACCATTATTGGGTTCTTTGTTTAGATCTCAAAATGCTACATTGTGGACTGAAGATCAATATGAAGATCTTAAATTTACATTGTATAAAGCACAATTTTCTACCAATAAAATAGCAACTATTGATTTTGAAAACTCAGAAATAACTACTGACAATTTGGTAACAAATTGTTTTGTAACAACAAGTGGATTAAATACTGTTACAGTTCTTCATAAAAATCATGGAATGAATTCTTTCGCAAATTCCTTGAGTAAGGTGAGAATTAATATTCCTACAGATTCATTAACTGATACTTTAAACGGTATAGATTTATCTGAATTTAATGGAGAACATGAAATTATAGTTGATTCTGCTTCATTAGACCATTATAAAATACAAGTAACAACATCAGCTACTGCTTCTGGAAGTATGGGTGTTTCTGGAATAACAGCTACCAAAGAAATTAATTTTCAAGTATTGCAACCACAAATAGGACAATTAATTTTTGATGGAACTAAGACAGAACATTTTATAAAAACTACAAAAATTGAAAATCCTTATGATGTAGTAAACAGTTCAGCTCATTCTTATGATTTTGATTCAGTATATTATAAAATAGTGCCGAATGATAATTATTATTTTAAAGAAAACAATTCTGTTTTAAGTACACAAAATGAAATTGAACATTTAACTGGTACTAAATCATTGGCATATAGAATAAAATTATTTTCTGCTAATAGTAATTTATCTCCTGTTATTGACACCAACAGAACAAATTTATTTGCAATATCTAACAGATTAAGCAATCATGATTCTAATGTGGATTATATTTATATCCCAGAAACAAATAATATTGCAGGAAGTGCAGTAGCAAAATACATAACTAAAGAAATTACATTATCTAATCCATCTACAGCTTTAGATTTAAGGGTGACAGCTTCTGTTCATAACACTTCTGCAATTGAGTTATATTATAGAACTAAATTACCAGATGACACTAGGTCGTTTAATGATATAGATTTTACGCAGATGTCGCTTGTAAATACACCTACTGCCAGTCAACAAAGATCACAATCACCTTATAGTTCAGACTTTAGAACAGATTTTTCAGAATATCAATATCAAGTTGAAGGAATACCTGAATTCGTTTCATTTCAAATTAAAATTGTAATGAAAGGAACTAATCCTGCATTTCCTCCAAGAATTAGTGATATGAGAGGCATAGCATTAGCATTATGAGCGAAATTCTTAAAGTTGAAAATAATAATGATCTTGTTAGAAATGTTAAAACAAATGCAATTGTAAATGTGGATAAGAGCGCATTTAATAATTATTTGACTATGGTTAAAACTAAAAAACAAGAGAAGCAGGATTTAAGGGATGCTATAAGGGAAATAAATATTATCAAAAACGAAATGACTGAAATTAAAAAGTTATTAATAAATTTAACGGATAAAAAATAATGGCACATCGTACAGTATCTCCAAATTTTACTATTGAAGATTTTAGACTAGAATTTAATGAATTGAGTCATGAATTAGGGGACTTTAATTCTGGAGTAACTAATAGCATTCCATCTGGAGCTGGAATTTCATCAACTGCTGAATCTGCTGTAGAACAATTAGTTGATGATGTAAATAAAATTATGAATGGAACTTATTCTTTTACGCAAACACCTAGTGTAAATTCAGAAGCACTATCTACTGCAGGGTTTTCTATTGCTATTTCAATAGCTTTAAGTTAATTATATAAATAGAATTATACAGGAAATAACCAGATGGCAAATAATTTTAATAATGCTGGAATAAGTGGAGTATCAACAGATCCAAATTCTCCCTCTACAGTATATACATCAACAAATATAAAATCTATTGTTATTGAATTAGATATTGCTAATACAGGAACGAATGCAACTTCTGTCAGTGCGCTATTATATGATTCTTCTGCATCTCAAGCATATCATATAGTTAAAGATGCTCCTCTTCCTTCGGGTTCTACTATCAAAGTAATATCAGGACAAAAAGTTGTATTAAATTCAAATGATGAAATTCGTGTTTATGCAGCATCAGCTACAGTTGATGCTATTATTTCAATATTAGAGGATGTAGCATAAAATGTCTTATATAGGATTTCCGCAAACTATAAAACAAGTTTCTAACATAAATTTAGAAGGAGAATATGTTAGAATTCCAGAAGGTACCACTACGCAAAGAGATAATAACATTCCATCTCCACAATCTGGAATGTTTAGATTTAATACTACTGTTAATGAGTTTGAAGGATATACTGGATCTGAATGGATAAATTTTGATACTGAATTAGTAAATGATTTGTCACCAGAATTGGGAGCAGATTTAGATGTTAGTGGACAATCTATAGTTTCTTCTGCTAATGGTGATATTTCTATTTTACCAGATGGAACGGGGCAAGTGTTAATTGATGGTGATGGAACTATTGGTGGAGTAAGTATTGAAAATGGTATTATTGATATTAAAAATTCTGGAACAGTTAGTAATTTGAAATTATATTGCGAAGTTTCAAATGCTCATTATACTGAAATAATATCAGCGCCCCATGCCAGTTATTCAGGTAATGTAACAATCACATTACCAACGGCATCAGGAACACTTTCAACACAATCTTATGCAAAAGGAAAGGCAGCGGCTTTTTCTATTGTTTTTGGAGGATAACAAGAGATTAAAATATGGCAAATCCAAATATAGTAGATGTAACAACGATTAATGGAAAAATAGCGGGACAAGCTATTCTTGCTACTCCAACTGCAGCAATTGTTCCTGCAGTTGCAACAGGACATGTTGCAAAAGTTAATGCTCTTTATGTGTCAAATGTTGATGGAATCAATCCAGCAGAATTAGATGTGTATGTTAATGATGGAACAACTGATTGGAATATTGCTTCAACTATTACCGTTTCCGTAGATACAACTATAGATGTTATAAGTAAAAGTATTTATTTAGAGGAAACTTGGAGTCTTTGGGTTAAGGCAAATACTGATGGATATCTTGAAGCGGTTGCTTCTTGGGAAGATATTACAGATTTATAAGGATTTATAACTGATTATATGTAAATAATCAAACTTGAGATGTTGCAACAATTTAATTATAATTAATAAAACGGATTAACATAAATGGAAAATGCATATTTAGGAGCAACTCCTGCATATGGTAAATTTCAGAAACAAATTATTATTGGAGATGGATCTACTGCTTCTTTCAGTTTAGATTATCCTGTTTCTGCTTCTTCTCAAATCTTAGTTTCAGTTGGCGGTGTTTTACAAGAACCTGAAATAGATTTTTCTGCTTATACTGCAGCTGGACAAGGAACGATAAATTTTTCATCTTCTGTTGGATCTGGTGTAAGAATTTTTATACTTTTCATGGGACAACAATTACTTGTTCCCACTCAAGCTCTTTCTTCTCCTCATATTGATTCATTTACATCAGATGGTTCTACAACTACATTCACTTTAACAAGAACTCCATCAATAGGTAATGGTGCAAATGTAATTACATTTGCAAATGGAACATTTTTAGTATATGGAACTGATTATTCTACAACAGGAACAAGTTTATTATTAAATAATACATATGTAGCAGGAACTATAATTACAACAATACAACTTGCAGAATCTAACAATGTTGCAGGTTCTATTGGCGTGATTCCTGACAATTCTATTACAGCTGCTAAACTTTCATTATCATATTCAACAACTAATTATAATGGTGATGGTTCCACAACAACATTTACTATAGCATCAGGACATGATGAAAATAGTGTTTTAGTTTTTTATAATGGTATATGCATGGTACCATCAACTGATTATACAATTACTACAAATCAAATCTCTTTTACATTTACTCCAATAAATGCTTCAGACATTATGATAAGATATTTACCTGTATAATAAGGAATTAATTAATGGCAAGTCAATCTAAAAATATTGCAGAATTATTAAATCAACTCGATTCCGCAACTATTACAGGAATACAAAATATAGAAGGTTCACCGAGCGGAAATTTAGAAATAAATGATCTTCTTGTTATCAATGATCAAGCATTAATAAATACGTCTATAAGATCTCAAGCAGCATTAACTACTAATGGGACAATTGATGTTAGTACATCTAATTTTTGGATATGTAATTGTATTTCAAATCTTACGTTTAGTTTTTCAAATGTTCCATCTGATGCGGATGTTGTTAGTGTAATTTTGCAATTACATAATGCTGGCAATTATGTAATGACCTTCCCCACTAGTGTTAAATGGGGAGGAGGTTCAGCACCTTCTTTTACAGCTAGTGGTAGTGATTTGTTAGGATTTATAAGTAATGATTCTGGAACGAGTTGGAGAGGAATTGTTTTAAATATAAATTCTGCGATTCCATTTACAGACCCAACATAAATAATGAGAAAAAATGTTTGCAATTAATCGAACAACAATTAAATCCACTTATAATAATAAAGATAGAATTAATGATTTAAAAGTAAATCATGAACATTTAAAATTTATAATGGAAGTTGAACAATTTTTAGAAAAAAATTGTCCTCTTCCAGTTACATTTGATGTTTCACCTTGTCAAAATCCATATTTTTCAGAATATACTTATTCCGATTTTTCTACTGCGGTATGGATTAAGTCATTAAGTAATGAATTTAATACAAGATATTTTATGGATTTACCGAAAGATATAGAAGGGGAAATAATATTTAATGAAAAATATAATCTAATTTTAAATGAATCCGATACAACTGATAGAATAATATTATTTTTAGCTGGAACTAATCTTTTTGAAATACATGCATGGGAAATTATTGACAGAATAATGTATTTAAATGATAAGGCTCTTATAAAAACACATCCATTGACAAAAGATGAAAGTCTTAAAAAACTTGGAAATAGATATGGTTGGCATAGAATATTAGGACCAATGGATTCTGGATATGGATGGTATGATAGAGCTTCAAGCGTATACACCACATCCAATTCAGAATTAATGGTGAGATCATTGATTGATAATAAATTTAAAGATTGTTTAACATCATATAAAGATTTAGGAAAAACATCATATATGCCCTTTCTAATGCTTCATAATAAAGGATATAGTTCAACAGAAATAAAATCTGTAATTCTTTCAGAAGAAAGTGGAATCGTATTTAGAAATCAAGAGGATTGGAAAGAACGTATTATTTCTTATTTTAAAAAATCTATGAAATTTAGAAATGATTATATAGCATATACACCTATTTTAAATGGATCCATAATTTAAAGAAAGTACAATTATGTTGTATGTAAAAGTAGATGAACAAGGTAATCCAGTAGAACCAGCAAAATCATTTGAAGAAGTGAAGAATATTTTTCTGTCAAAAAATTCCATTCTTCCTGAAAAATTTAAATATGATCCTAATCCATTTGGTTATAGATTTGTTCCTCCTAATGTACCAATGCCGAATGGACAGGTGGGCAAAAAAATTGTTCCAGATATTCCAATTAAAAATGAGGATGGCACATACACTAGAGTATGGAAATATATTGATATTGATGGCTATGATAATATTCCAGATGAAATATTAGATAAACAATTAAGAATTTTACGAAAAAGATATTTATACAAATTCGCCGATTCTATTTCTCCTCTTAGATGGGAAACGTGGAGTGAAGAAGATAAACAAATTGTAAGAGAATGGTATCAAAATATTTTAGATATGCCATCAGATCCTTCTTGGCCAAGAATGACATTGCCTCCTTTACCTGCAATAATTAAAGGAAATTGAATAGTGTATTTATTTAATTTGCCAGAGGGGTTGATAGGAGGAGCCAGAGAGACCTCCTATTTAACCAATTTTGATACATCGAATGTTACTTATTGGAATACTTCATATGATACATTTTTCAATACAAGTGTCAGCACAAATTACACTACTTCATTTGATACAACAATAACAACTACCTTTCAGACTTCTAATCCAACAAGCAGAGATACAACAATAACAACTACCTTTCAGACTTCTAATCCAGCAAGTAGAAATACAACAATAACAACTACCTTTCAGACTTCTAGACCTACAAGCAGAGATACAACAATAACAACTACATATAATACATCATATACTACATCATATACTACAAATTTTAATACTCCAATTCAAACATCACATACGACTACATATGATACTACTAAACAAACATTATATGATACTGCAGTAACTACTTCATATTCAACACCTATTAATACATCAGTTACTACTTCTAGAAATACACAAGTTTATAGTACTTCTACTTATTATATAGGAATACGACAAGGAGATATTCCTTATAGTCGATTATATGGAGGACAGGCATGGGTATTTCTTGGTCCCCAATCCTCCTGGTGGGTCTCTTTTAGAACACATTATATAAGACCTACAATAAATTTTGCCTTTGATGGTATCCCTTACAGTAGCAGCGTCGCTTCTAGTCCTTTGACGTCAACTCCTACCACATTGATGGCCTCTACTGGAAGTACTACAGCACCTATTAATGTGTCTAAAGTTAGCCCACAATTTGGACCTAATAGTGGTTGGTTTAAATTGAGTCTGGTTTGGGGAAATCAAACAGCATATGGTGCTATGAGTATACCTTGGGATTACGCTTCAGGATCATGGTATACACCCTCAAGTAATGTTACTTATAACGGATATATTGTAGATATTACGCTTGATTCTACTTATGGATCAGTGGCTAATAGTTTTTGGCCTGCTTCGTCTCGATGGAGCACTCATAAATTTACGGTTTTAAATACATTACAATCAACAAGTTATCCTACAATATCGGAAACTAATGCTATTACTAGCCATCCTACAACAGTACAAACTTTATATGATACAACAGGATCTACTTCTCATGTGACTTACTATAATACAGATTATCCAACAAGTAATCCAACAAGTAATCCAACAAGTAATCCAACATCCAGATCTACAACTGCTCCAACAAATTGGACAACATATTACAATACTTCTAGATCTACAACTGCTTCAACAAATTACACAACATATTACAATACTTCAAATCCAACCTTAGCAGTAACTAGCAATGTAACAAGTAATTTAACTGACGTTGAGACAGGTAATGTAACAAGTAATGAAACTTTTCAGACTACAACATATCAAACATCTAGAACTACAAGTCACATTACTTATAATTAATGTTAATACTAAACCTGAAATGTATAAATAATAGAAACATATGGCTACATTAACAAACATATTCATAGATCAAGGTTCCACATTTTCTACTTCAGTAACTATTGCTGATTCTGATGGAATTGCGTTTGATCTTACAGATTATTCAGCTCAAGCGCAGATAAGAAAAACATACGAGTCTATAACTGCAACAAATTTTTCGACAACTATTTCAGTAAATCCTACAACTGGATTAATAACATTGGAATTAACAGCTGCTCAAACTGCAGCTTTAGAACCAGGAAGATATGTTTATGATTTAATAATATCTTCATCAGGAGGAATAAAAACAAGAGTGCTGGAAGGAATTGCTACTGTCACTCCAAGTGTATCTAGGGAATAAAAATGTCAATAATTGCAGAATTAAATAAAAATAAAACAGTAGTAGGATCAGTTTCTCAAGGCAATCAAGTGCAAACAATGTTGTCAAAAACTGCTATAGTACAAGGTTCATTTGAGGGTGCAAATCAAGTAACAGCAACTAAATTAGGAATTGTTTCGGTACATAAATTATCACAATTAACCGATGTTGATTTGTCAGGACTTGTAGATGGTTCATTAATAGAATATGATTTGGAAAGTAATACGTTTAAAGCAGTTTCATCTCTAAATGGCGGATCATTTTAATATAAGGAAAAATAAATGGCAGCAAATATTCAAATCAAAAGATCAACGGGATCTTCAGCACCTAGTTCTCTTTTAACTGGAGAATTAGCATATTCACATGGTGATGACAAATTTTATATTGGTGATGGTACTACTGTTAAAGTAATTGGTGGTAAATCGTTTAATGATAAAATTGACCATACAGCAGGTATATTAACAGCATCAAGTGCTGTCATTGTTGATTCTAATAGTGCAATTGATGATTTTTATGTTGGTAATGCAGCTGCGACTGGTGGCTCATTGAAATTGAATGAAGGAACTAATAATGGTTCCAATTATATAGCATTTAAAGCACCAGACACGGTTACTGCATCTACTACTTTGACTTTTCCGGATGGTGCAGGATCAAATTTACAATTCTTGCAAACTGATGGTAATGGTAATCTTAGTTGGGCAACAGCTTCATCTACTCTTTCTGTTGATGCTGATACTGGTTCTACTGAAACTATTAATTTAAGTTCTGAAACACTTGATATTGCAGGTGGATCGAATATCACTACAACAGTTTCATCTAATCAAGTATCTGTTGATTTAGATGCTAATATTACAGTTACATCAGCAGCTGCAGGAAATGTTTCAATTTCTGGTAATACAATTAGTAGTACTGATACTGATGGATCTATTACATTAGACCCTGATGGAAATGGTAACATTAATTTAAATGCATCAGGTACAGGTGTTATCTCTGCAAACAGTGTTAGAATTACTGATCTTGCTACTCCTACAGCATCTTCTGATGCTGCTACAAAGGAATATGTAGATGCAGTTGCAGAAGGATTGCATGTTCATGAATCTGTAGTAGCTGCTACTACAGATACTTTGGCAAATCTTTCTTCACAAACTGTTACATATTCAAATGGAACCAATGGAGTAGGTGCTACATTATCTATTGGTGGTGCTAATGCTCTTACTGCTATTGATGGTGTAACACTTTCTAATGGTGATCGTGTTCTTGTTAAAAATGAATCTACAGCTGCCAATAATGGTATATATACATACAATAATACATCTGGAACAATTGTATTAACAAGAGCTTCTGATTTTAATACTCCTACTGAGATTGCTGGTGGTGACTTCTTATTTGTTACAGGAGGAACATCTTATGATTCTACTGGTTGGGTCCAAACAGAAATTGTAGGAACAGTTGGTACTGATACCATTGCATTTTCTCAGTTTTCTGGTGTAGGTTCGTTCACAGCAGGAAATGGACTCGACCTCACTGGGTCTGAATTTAGTGTTGTCGGAACAACAAATAGAATTTCCGTTTCAGGATCTGGTGTTGACATTGCTTCTACATATGTTGGACAAACATCAATTACAACTCTTGGAACCATCGGGACAGGTACATGGAATGGTACTGAAATTGGTGTAGCATATGGCGGTACTGGATTAACTACTGCGGCACAAGGCTCCGTATTGGTTGCAAATGCAGCAGATACATTCACTGCTCTTGATGGTGGTGGATCTAATGATGGTGTTTTGTTCTACAGTCAAACAGGTGATACCATTTCTTGGGCAACATCATTGAATGTTTCTTTTTTAACAGGTACTCTTCCTGTGACAAATGGTGGTACTGGACTAAACACTGTGTCAACAGGTGATATTCTTTATGGAAGTGCTGCTAATACTATTTCTGCTTTAAGTGCTGGAACTGATGGTAATTTTCTTGTTCAAGCATCAGGTGTCCCATCGTGGACAGATACAATTGATGGTGGAACATTTTAATATATAATATGTTAAATGGCAATAATCAAACCAAAAAGGTCAGAAACTGCTAGTTCTGTTCCTACTACTTCTGACCTAACTGTTGGCGAGATTGCCGTCAATATTATTGATAAAAAAATATATGTAAGAGATAGTTCTAATAACATTATTGAAGTTGCCAACAATAATACATCAGGAGGAGGAGGTTCTTATTCTCCTGATGCTCACCTTAATACTTCTTCTGCTACAGCTAATCAAATATTAACTTGGAATGGCACTGACTATGATTGGATAGATGGTCAAACATCAGACAATCAAAAAGAATTTACTGCATCTGGCTCCATTAATGCAGGTGATGTTGTCCGTTTAAATGGAGATGGTACTGTATCTAGAACAGATTATTCTGAATTTAGTTTATATAAAACTTTGAATAATCCAAATGCTTATAGTTCATCAGTAGATGATCGGTTTGGTAGGTCTGTTTCTATATCAGAATCTTACACTATAGTTGGCACTCCTAATGAAGATACTGTTCGTTATTCTACTTTTGCCAATAGGTTTTATCTATCATCTGGACAAGCATACATTTATAGCAATTCAACTGGCG